CTTTGACATCTTCCACAACTTTAACGTTATTGATGTAATAGACGAAGTCAGCAATATACTCCATCCTTCTTCTCTTTCTCTTCTTCCCATCAATTTCGATTTCAAAAGGAGGGATCAATACAAACGGCACCTGTAATTGCAAATCGTTAATTAATCCGTCTTTTTCCATCTGCTTTAATTCCAAATAGCGTTTTGCTTCCTTCTTGGAATCGAATGTGAAGCCATCAACTGTAGTCTTTCTTGAGTTGTACTTGCTCATTAGAATTGGATATCCTCTTCATCCATGATTAAGCCTTCATCCTCAAACTGCTGAATCAGTCCATTGCTCGCATAGTTATTAACAGGTACTTGACTATTTACTGGTGCTTGTGCTGCAGTAGCTGTATTACTATCCCTCTTTGTATTAATAAACTGTACAGAGTCAGCAATTACCTCAGTAACATATACCTTCTGACCTTGACTGTTCTCATAGTTTCTTGTTTGGATTCTTCCATCTACTGAAACCATCGAACCTTTAGAACAATATCGTTCTGTATTTTCTGCAATCTTCCCCCAACATACACAGTTGATAAAATCAGCCTCCTGATCATCGCTCTTGAAGTTTCTTTCTACTGCTAGATTGAAAGAAGTAACAGCCTTTCCATTGCTTGTTCTTCTTAGTTCAGGGTCTCTTGTAAGTCTTCCGACTAATAAAGCACGATTAAGCATTAATAGTGTTCCTCCTTGTCATTTATTGTCATAAGTTATTGCGCTCCTTATCTTTTCTGAGTTCTTCTCTAAATGTCGAAAGCGTAGAGAAGAAGACTGCTAACAGGATAAATACTCCAATTATGAGCGCTAAGGCTAGCACAACAAGAAGAATCAGAAGAAACGCATATTTAACTAACTGTAATAGAATCATTTGTATCACTCCTATCTGATAAATAAGTAAATCATCAACATCAGTGTAGCAGCATAAGCTGCTGCTAAGATAAAGAAATCTCTGTCAGCCTTTTTACAGCTTTCAACAAGTTCACTGTTTAATTCCTGAAGACCCTTCATCTTTTCTAAATCCTCACTGTCAAATTTCCTCTATTGTAAATACTCAATACAGATTGGTTTGCTTTTTCATAACTTTTACACTTATCTTCTAAATCTTCATATTCAGCCTTTAAATCTTCCAATTCTTCTTCTAAACAATGTTTTTCACTTTCTAATTCTTCAATCTGACTTTGTAGTTCTGTTATCTGCTCTTCATGCAGTTCCATTGAAATAGTGTTCATGTTATTTTACTGTTCTCCTTTCGCTTCTAAGTCTTCAATGTAATCATCATTTTTATGCGCAGTTAAATATCGCAATAATTCTGTATCGGAAGTATTAGGACTATAATATAAATCATCAGGATAATAGAACTTAGTAAACTGCGTATACCATCCACTTTTTTTAAAATATTTATTAAAGCCCATCACTTGAATTTTTCTGACATATAGTTTAGGTGTTAATTTTAAAGTCAGCATTTTAATATCAGGTGTTAAATACTCAACTTCCCAGTTCTTCTCATTTCTTAAGAATGAGGTTCTCTCTTCTTTATTCTTTAGCATGATTATTTAACCCACTCCTTTTTAGTCCATCGTCCCATTGTGGTTTCTGCCTCAATGAGAATATGAGGTTCTGACATTTTATAATTAAGGCTAATGTTTGTAACAATCGCATTTCCATAGCGTTTTCTGTTTTTTTGGTAATATTCATAAGAATCTAGTGAAATTCTTCTGCCCATAAAGCAGTGATCATCATCAACTTTAATTTTGATAAGGGTCTCTCTGTTAATATTTGCTAATAATTCATTCACTCTCACCATCGCTCACCTCGCAGTTATTGAGTATTTTTTTGATTGATTTAGGTTCTTCATCTTCCCACTGCACAAATTGAAATAAATCATCAAAATAATTAAAAATACTAACATCAGAACAATTCCAATAATTTGCTGTTTTGCATGGCTTATCTTCATAGATAAAAAGCCTTCCATCTCTATCTATTGCTATATATGAATAATCTGTATTATTTAGAATATGATTCAAAATGCCATATTCTAATCTTGTTAATTTAATAGGTGATTGTTTATATTCATAACCCAACCATTTCATTTTTGCAATATTACATGATGGTTCATCTACCTTTCTATTTTTTGGGCTAAATAAACAATCTTTACAAAATTTTGTATCGCATTTTATGATTTTTCTATCACGTTTATTAAATGCAAAATCATAATTATTAGTTTTTAAAATATCTTCTATGTATCTTTCGTGATTAATCATTTTTTCACTCCTACTCCAAATAATTAATTGATGCAATATTTTTTGAATTGATTGAAACACGTGATAATTCTTTTTCTTTTGAATCCAATGTGGGTGACTTGTGAAAATTATAATAATATCTTACGTATATAATTTCTTTTGCGATAGTGTTATCAATTTCAATAAAATTCATATCATCAAAATTTCTTGTCATTAAAATTGTTGTTTTTGTGTCATACAAATAGTATTCATCACCATTAACCATTCTAATAACTATATTTTTCATTTTCTTTTGCTCCATTCTTCTTCATCCTTATTCTTAGCAACTAGCATAAAATAAAATGTTGCAATTCCTTCAATACTTGATTTATCGTTTATACATTCATTAAATAACCCTGCATATTCTTCATATCCTTCTGCAATCATCAAAGACCAATCACTTACAAAAGGCATTGCATCTCCGATTGCTTGTTTTAAAGCCTGTTTATATACCTCAAGATAAAATGCAGAACTACAATCTAATAATCTTTTTTCGTATTCTAACCTTACATTTTTCTTTCTTGCTTGTTCTAGTTTTCTTTCTAATTTATCAACATATTCGCTTGAATATGTTACTTCTTTCAATTCTTTTTTATCCATCATATCTTTGCTCCTTCTTACTCATTCTCATTTTTTTAATCTATAATTTAATTTCCTATACTCTTGATATACTTCTTTCCAAATTGCTTCTGCTTTCTTTTTCTCAAGTGGCAAAGTCTTTTCTAAAGTATCTAATGTATCTTGCAATTTAATATTAAATGGACACCCTAAACAGCCTGTTCTTTTAAAGTTATAAGGTTCATCATATAATTTGCATAATTCAACTTGATACTCATTTATAAACCATTCAAGCCATTCACTAGTGACAGGATTCAATGGTTTAAATTTCTTTAGTTTGCTGTTCTTATCAATAACTAAGCAACCTTTATGAGATGCTCTTAAACCACCCTCCAAAAGTCTTTCACCTGTCATTTTATAAGGTTTACCATTTTCTTCTTGCCATTTTGAAAATGGTTCTTTTTTTAATTTAGCGCAACACTTATCACTTATTTTAAGTTGTGTTCCTTCTTCAAATTGATATTTTAATACTTTAGGACAGCCAAAACGCTTGCGATTTTCGGTAGGATCATAATATCTAAGAGTTGTTTTGCTATGTCCATTTTGCTGAAATAGATGAACTAATTGACTATGCTCTTTAGACTTAAAAGGATAACCATATTTTCTAAATATCATGCTTAAAGGTATTGAGGGTTTAATCTCAATAAATCGTTTATCCTTTTTCATCTTCTCATGCACAAAATCAACAATTGCTTTGTATTCAATACCTGTATTTATAAATACTCGTGGTATTTCATTGTTATGTATTGCAATATCAATCAACTTTGACAATACAGTAGAATCTTTTCCTCCACTAAATGAGATAACAAAATTTTCAATTCCATATTTGTTTATAACTTTCTTGATAGAATCAATTCTATCAATCAAAATAAATTCATTGTCCAATTAATCAACCAATAATCTAATTCTAGACATTGGTTAATATATTAATTTGCTCTTATTCAGCCACGATAAATAGATTTTATGAAACTATATCACTATTCATTTAGTTTCAACCTAGTTTCACTAGGATAGATTAATTTTCCTTTCTAAGCCATTTTTTAATTGATTCACTGTCATTAAATGGGCATTTATTACAATCTGTATCTAAATCACAATAATTATGAAAAGCTAAAGTATATAAAATATTGCATCTAACACTTGCTTCAGATACGACATCATCAAGCCTTTCTTCATCAACTTCAATCCTTCCCATCAAGAACACCTCTAATTTTTTCTAACTTATTAAGTAATGCTTTATTTTCACACTGTTCAGATTCTAGATCATATTCAGTGTCTGCGAGTACATCTTCTAAATCATTGCAATAGTTTTCTAATGCTTTCACGTAATCATCATTCAAGCAAATCCTACCGCTTCTATTGTCATAGCATAGAAAGGCCTCTTTTTTAGGTTTCTTCAAACCATCAACATCATACTTACTATCTGGTTTTTTAATCCATTTTATGAAATTTTT